CCGGGGTCCATAGATCCGGCGCACGATACGTTCTTGCCAATCGTAAAGCTGAAATGCCCTGCCCGGTTCTGTGCTGTTCGGATGACGCAACCGGCGCAGGAACTGCACCGCCTTTTCGCCATGGCCTAGCGGGTCATCGATCGGGCTGCCGTCATAAATCCATTCCGGGAAGGTGCCTGCCATGATTACACCGCAAGCGGGTTGTCGTCATCATCGGCATCAGGTGCAGCGCTGCCAAGACGCGCACGGGATACAGGATCAAGGCCAAGGGTCGCGGCAAGCTGGCGCGCTGTTTGTGCTGCCCGGTTCTGGACCCCGAACAGTTTCACATCGATGAGGCCACCGCCAAGCTGGCGCTCTGTCTCAATCTGGCGCACCAGTCCTGCCATGCAGCAGTAGGTTTCCACCTGTGCCAGATCAGCGGCACAGATCACCCTGCGCTGCACCAGCACCGGCAGAACGCGCTTCCACTCTGCCACGGCAAAGGAAGAGAAATAGGCCGGTGCCTTGGGTGCTTTGGTCAGAGGTTCCTGATCGGGTCTGATCGGCGGCTTTACACCGCGCAAATGCGAGAGGCTCATTTTCTATTCCTCACCATTGCAACCCCGAACAGCGTATCGTATCACACTCGCGTGAATCATTCTGTATAGGCAATTAGAACAATGCGTTACTGGATTCCCGTGGTGCTTATCCTTGGTGCTTTTGCTGCATTGATGGCGAAAAACAATGCCGAAAGTCGGTGCGATTTGCTTAGAGAAGCAGGACGAACTAATCCGGATGTTCCGCTTGCAATGCCGGGCTACTGCAAATGGTTCGAAGAGTAGTAGAATGCCGTAATTAAGGCCAAAAATCATGCTGTCACCACCATAAGCTCAAGCCCGCGCTGCACCCCGACCTCCACCAGCCCGACGATCTGCCAAGCCTTCCCGGCATGCAGAAGCCGATCACCGATATGCACCGCGTCAGTCCAGCGGATAACAAACACAGCTTTCTGACTGGTGCCCTCAAGGGTGCCGTTCAAGAACTCATCGGCTGTGTTCTGGCGCATCTCTGCGCGACGGCTGGCATAGTGCTGCCATTCCTTCACCACCGCGCCAGAGGCAACGATGGTTTCGACTTCGCGCTCAAGGCTGATCTCATGTTGTAGCAATCCAGCGCGCATCAGATCCTCCACCGGATCACGCCGGACAACTGCATCACGCCATGGCATGCAGTCAGTTCCGGCTTCGGGTCGCGCATCCATTGCACAGACGGCTTATCCCACTGGTCTATTCCGAAGGCTTCGGCTTGGGGTGGATCGATCAGGGTCTGCATCACGGCACCACCGACCTGGCGGGCTGTGTCAGCACCATCCTCAAGCGCCCAGATGTGCAGATCCAGCACCACGCGGGCGCACAACTGCCCACCGCTTGCGCGGCCTAAAAACATGGTGTTCCCCGCAGCTAAGATAAGTGTCGGGAACAAATCTGGCCTAGATGATCCAGCCCTGATGCGATCGGCCGGCACTAGGGAAGTCACAGCCGGGGATGCAATCAACGCGGCACGAATGGCAGTTTGCAGGGCAAGCGATGGTTCAAACATCACACACCCGCCTTCCTGATAGCCTGCCCCACCGCACGGCCAATGCGGCGGCGGTTCTAATCACGGGTCAGGCGCTCAGCAGGGCGAAGGAAGGGCTGCGCTTCATGATGGGTTGTCCCGAACTCCTGCAAATGGCCGGTTCTGACGCTTTCGTTGCCTACCGTGACCAAAGCCTGATTTTCACCTGCGATGCGCTTGCCACCACCCGCGGCGTAAGGTGGCGTCACAGCACCGGGCGGGGTGACTTCAATGGAGTCTCGCAGGTCGCCATCATCTACCGGGACAAGGGCGCGCATAACCCCGGCTGTATTCTCTGCCGCTGCGATCAAGGCAGGGCGCAGGTGCTGCGGCGCGTTGGCAATTTGCAGCTATCGCTGACAGCACCGTGAAGGGCATCCTGCACCACCAAAAGCAAGACGTTCTGCCACAGGCTTTGCTCGGGGCTATTGCTTAAGGCGCGGTCATGCTTGCGTTCACTTTCCATGGCTGCGCTCTTGCCGTTGCTTGTGGCGATCGTGACAGGGCTTGCACAGGGGCTGCCAGTTCCGACGATCCCAGAACAGGGCATCATCGCCCTTATGCGGAATGATGTGATCTACCACCGTTGCGGGTGCGCGGCACATTGCGCAGTGCGGATGACAGGTCAGGAAGGCTTTGCGGGCTTTCTCCCAATCGTGGTTATAGCCGCGCTGGCGGGCGCTTGGTCGCTTGGCATCATGCCGTGCATTGCGGGCGCGGTTTCCTGCGATCTGACAAGCACACAGGGCACCATGCGGCACCAGCTTGCCACAGGAACACAAATGGGGCGGGCGGGGCATCAGAGCTTGCCTTTCAGGGCATGCAGCCCTTCCCGGTCAAACTCCGGATCGAAGCCCTGTTCTGCGATCTGGTGCAGCCGATCGGCGGTGTAATCGTCCTGGGTGTGTTCCGCCTCATCGTCATCGGCGGCACCGTGGATTGCCTTGAGCTTGCCGATATGGCCTTCCACAGCCTCAAGGATTTCATCAGGCGTTGCATTCCATGTCTCTTGCGGGGTCCATTGCAGCCAGCCGGTGCCGAAGCGAAAGAGTTGCGCATAGGCTTCGGACCATGGCACCGCCCTGCCCTGTCCGGTGTCGCCCTTGGATGACTGCGGCAGAAGAAAGCCGGTGATCAGGTCTGCAAGCGGGGCTTGGGTGATCTCAGCAAGGCGCTGTAGGGGCGCTGCGGCGAAGCTGGCAAGGAAGCGGTCTGCCTGATCGGGGTCAGTCGCTGCGGTGCGGATGATCTCATGCACCGTGCCGATGTGGAACGCGGCCAGCCGATCGAACAGCGGGCCGTATCCATTGTGCAGGCGCTCAAGGCGCGTTGCTGCCCTCAAGGTCGGGCGCAGGCGCACGGTATGGGAACCGTGCGCTAGCCTGATATCCTCGCGGGCAAGCATGGCTTCAGGCATGCGAGACGCTTACCGTCGCGCCACTCTCAGCCCAGACCCAGACATAGCCAGCACCATTACTTGCCAGCGTGCCGGGGAACAGAAGGTGCAAGGGCAGATCAGCGGCCAGCACTGTCAGCGGTCCAATCTCCACCGCCCCGCGAAGATCGTCGGGGGCGGTGTTGGTCGTGGTGACTTNGATAGACAGGCTGGAATGCGGCGACAGGTTTTGCAGGCGCACCGCTGCCACTGCACCGCTCGTTGCCGGGGTGAACAGCTTCGGGCTGATGGACAGGGTGTCTTGCATCGCCTTATGCAGCCATCGACAGCTTGCGGAACACATCGCTGCGCACCACGCCTGCACCCACCCGGCGGCGGGCATGGAAGCGGGCAAGACCCACAGTGCGCTGTGTCAGCAGATCCGGCAGCACGTCCAGTTCCACCCGGTCATAGATCCGATAGCCCGCTTTGAAGTCACCGAAGATGATCGGCGTGGCGGCGGCGGCGATGTTCGGCATGTCCAGCGCTTCCACGACAGGACGGCCAAGGATCGTTTCCGGCTGGCCTGCCTGATAGGACGGCTGCCACAGGTAATTGCCTGCGCCGTCTTTCAGGGTGCGGATCACCGCAAGGGTCGTGCCATTCATCACCCACGAACCCCGGTTGCGATAGGTCGCGGGCATCGCATACATCAGCCGGATCAGGGCATCAGCAGACAGAACCGTTGCATGGCCGTTGTTGGTCACTGCGATGCCGGGGGCGATCATATAGCCTTGCGGTTCAACAGCCGTGGTGCCGTTCACAAACGACTTCGCCTCTTTCGCGCCGAAGTCTTCAGCCAGCGCAAGGCGCACTTCGGCTTCGACGTTGCCGGAATCTTCCAGCATGCGCAGCGACAGGTCCACAAAGGTTGCCAGTTCCTTGACCGCAATCTCGGACTGATCAAAGGTCGGCTCGGAACCCGTGCGGGCGGTCGTCTCACCCACCCAGACGGCATTCGTGATGCCGGTGCGTTTGGGCAGAAGGATCGTGTGACTGCCGGTCGTGCGCACATCAGCGATAGAGCGGATCGGGCTGAATTCCACCAGATTGCGGATGAACTCGCCGGACGTTTCCTCTGGTGCCAGCACATAGGCCGGGGCATCAGCGGCGACGGTCAGGGCCTTTTTGTCGAAGTCAGCACCTTGCAGGAAACTGACAAAGGCTTTGGTGTTGGCGGCACCTTGCACAATGGCCGGAATGCCGGGACGGTTGCCCTTGGCTTCCAGCTTGTCCAGACGGGCTTTCACCTCATCGAAGGCTTTGGTGTCGATTTGCGGCGCATTGGCCGGGGTTTGGGTATCTTCTTCGGGGTTCATTTGAGTCTCACTCGTTACAATGGTTTTAACAGAGGTGATCTGTGCGCCCGGATGTGCCGGGACCGCGACAACAGAGATTTCGTGCAACTCAAGGGCGCTGATCGTGCGGCCCTTGGCATTGCGTTTTGCAGACTTGGCGACGAAGCCAATCGACAGGCCGGACACAGCACCGGCGCGGATCATGGCGCGCACTTCGCGGGCGCGTTCCACATCCTCCACCAAGAGCTTGCCCTTGACGGTCAGACCATCGGCAGTTTCACCGATTTCATCCCAGACGCCGATCACTTGGCTTTGGTCATGGGCGAACAGCATGGGCAGCGAAGCCGGGGCTGTGAATGCACCCTTTTCGATCACATCACCCACCCGGTCAGCGGAACCAAACGGCCACGCAAGGCCGGTGATCTCGCCCGCATCGGTGACGGCAAGCTGCGCCTTGAACTCAATATGTTCGGTCATGCTGCCACCTCTGCGACAAAGCGGGCATAGTCATCTTCGGCATTGCGCGCGATATCGTCAGGCGTCTCGGCTTTCCCGTTCCATCTCGCGTCCAAGATATCCAGAGCCAGCGGGAACACCTCGCCCAAGGGCCGGTTGCGCACATAGGCTTCGACAAGGCGGTGCGCATTCTCAGGGTTCATATCTGCGCCGATCAGGCCAAGGCGGATGATCAGGGCCAGATGGTCAGCTTTGAACTGAAGCTGCATCATCTGCATTTGCAGCGCGCCGATGCCGGTGCCGGTCTGGTGCTCAAGTTCGGTGATCATGGCATCTGTCAGGCAGAAGTCATGCTCACCTTCCCCCAGGAACGCGCGGTGCGTGATCAGGTCATTCATTTGGGGCTTCCTCGGATGCCGGGTCAGGCTTTGCGCCGGTCGTGGTGTAGGGGTTTTCAAGAACGTCACCACCAGCCAGCGGCGGCAGATTCAGGCCACCGCGCACCTCATTGGCGGTCATCGCCCCCATGCTACGATACTGCCCATAGGCAGCGGCGCGGGCGGCATGACTGGTGGAAAGCAGATCATCGATCACGAATTCCGCGTAAACGTCGCGGCGCTCATCCGGGGTCAGCAGGCACCGGGAATAGGACCATTCCCAAGAGCGAAGCCATGGCTGCAAGGTCACTTGCAGGAACTGGCGCGCCATCTCTTCGGTGTTGGACCAAGTGCCGCGCGATAGCTCAAAAAGCATTGTCGGGGGCACCCGGAACGCGCGGGCGATCTCGCGGATCTGCTCAAGGCGGTTCTCGGCAAACTGCGCATCGGTCAGGGTCATGGTGACGGCCTGATAAAGCATCCCTTCATCAAGCAGTGCCACACCACCGGCCTTCGGGCCGGAATGGGTATCTGTCCAAGCCGTCTTGAGGTTCTGCTTTGCGACCTCATCCAAGCGCTTGGGGGAAGTGATGATGCCGCCGGGTTGCGCACCATTGGCAAAGACCTTGCCGATGTGGCTTTCAAAGGCGGCGGCAAGGGCAATGGCGTTCTTAGCCAGCGTGATCGGCGCACGGCCCCCGAAGGATTGCACATGCACCACATCGCGGAAGCCGTAGCGCACCTGCCCCCGATCGGTCTGGA